AGCCGAAAAGACTGCTAGGGAAAAGGCTGCCAGAGGGCAAGCCGCTAAGGTTAGCACTCAACAGGTGAACCGCCCGAATCCTGCTGCACGCTCTGTATCTCACTTGGACACCGACAAGGAACTAACCCTTAGAGATATTTTCAACATGGAATTGGAAGGCGTAAACTAACCAATGGCTGGCAACCCAAACTTTGATGCCGTCATTGCTACGACCATTCAGAAGTATCTACCTAAGTTGGCTGACAACATCTTCAAGAACCGTGCGCTTCTTGATTGGATGAACCGCAAGAATAGGATCACCTTTAGTGGTGGTTCGCAGATTGTCGTACCTTTGATCTATGCCTTGAACAGCACGTTCAAGACCTACTCTGGTTATGACACGTTGGACTTGACGCCTCAGGAAGGCATCTCGGCCGCTCAGTACGATTGGAAGCAGGCTGCTATCAGCATTGCTATCGCAGGTATTGAAGAGGCTAAGAACAACGGTAAGGAAGCGGTCCTTAACCTGCTGGAAGCAAAGACCATGCAGGCCGAGGAAACAGCATCAGAGAAGTTCAACGATATGTTCTTCAACTCTGACGGCACAGGCAACGCAGGTAAGGACTTCTACGGACTAGCAGCCCTAGTGGGCGATGCTACACACGGACCAGCGTCCGTAGGTGGCATCTCTGGTGTAACAGAAGTGTTCTGGCGTGCCAAGGTCGATGACCCTGGCTCAGACACGGCACTCACGCTTGCCGACCTTTCCCACGAGTACAACCTTTGCAGCGTAGGTAACAACCAGCCTGACTTCGAAATCACAACTTCACTGTTGTGGGAGAAGTACGAGGCGTTGCTACAGCCGCAACAGAGGTTCAGCGACGAGAAGACCGCTGCTGCGGGCTTCTCTAACTTGCTTCACAAGAGAGCACCTGTTGTGTGGGACGAATACGCTCCCGCTAAGACATGGTTCTTCCTTAACAGCAAGAACCTGATGCTTGTGGGTCACAAGGACAAGTGGTTCACCATGCGTAAGTTCGTAGAGCCTGAGGATAAGGATGCGAAGTTCGCTTTGATCCTTTCTTATGGTAACCTCGTAACCAACAACAGGCGTATGCTTGGTAAGTTGATGAGGAGGATTCCGTAATGCCTTTGGCACGTCCCGTTCTGTTTGGTGGTGGCCCTGCCGCTGCTATGGAAGACGTGATCGCTGCTGATCGTGTCTTCGCTCTCCCACGAAACGAAGTGGGTGGAGTCGTAACACTAACCTCAGGTGAAACCCACCTGACCTATTTCACGTCTCTTGCCTCTGGTACAGCAACGTCGTTCAGAACCATCACAGGTTCTACAGCGGCTGCCACTGTTACCACTTGCAAGGTCGGCCTATATCGTGTGGAAGTTGACGCCTCTTTGACGTTGCTTTCAGACGTAGCCAACGATGCCACAATGTGGACGGCTGCTAACACAGCCTACACAAAGGCTATCCCTACTCCGTTCTCGATCTTCCAAGGCGTGCGCTATGCGCTCGCTACGATCTTCGTGGGAACGACTGCTCCTACGTTGCTGTCCTCAGCAACAGCCGCAGCATTCCAGACGGGTCTAGGCTTCGTTGACCAGGCTGTCCCTGTTCGTGCAGCCAAGAAGGCGGCTCAGACCGACTTGACCGCAACACTAGCAACCTTCATTGCAGCGTTGGGTCGAGTTTACGGTGAGGTTCTGTACACCCCAGCGGGTACATACTAAACTTGACCGTTTGGTCCTATGTAGTAATCGGGGACGGGGATTCGCTCCCCGTCCCCTTTTTGCTGTCAGGAGTTATGATGAAGGACGATATCAAGGCAGTGCCCTACAACCGTGGCGCACTGCCAGAAGGCGTCTCGCACGTAGACGCAGACAAGAAGCGTGCAAGGCACTGGCCGCTAGGCGCCGTGCCTGCTGACTCGTACGTGTGGGATGAGGGCGAGGTGGCTGAGTAATGACGATGACCCTTGGAGAAATCAAGGTGTTCGCCAGGGATCAAATCATCCAGACGGACTCGACTGACGTTCCCAACTCTTTGCTTGTTGTGTTTGCTCGTGAAGGCGTGAACCGCATCGTGAACAAGGCCAACAACTGGCCGCATCTTAAGTCCACTTGGACTTTCAACACTGTTGCAGATCAGCACAACTATACGCTCACTAGCATTTCGGCCAACATCGAACGTGTTACCAACATTCTTGATGGTTCGCTGCTAGGTATGTCTCTCGCCGAGATGGACCATCAGACGGCTCGTAGTATGTGGATTGGTACTGCTGATCAGTCAAACTCCTATATGCAGTACTTCTCCATCTATGGTGGAGAACTATGGCTATGGCCTAAGCCGAACACGGTCCGATCAATCACGGTGTTGGGCACTCGTGCCAACACCTACATGGTCGCCGATTCCGACATTCCTGATCTACCCACTCACCTACATGAAGCCGTAGCCTACTTCGTAACCTACGCCTGCTACGTGCAGCAGGAAGATGCTGCCACAGCGGCACTATGGCAAGAGTTGTTCAACACCTCTGTGACTCTCGGCATGGAGCGCACCTTCAAGTCGAGCGGGAACATGCCTGTGGTATTGAATGCTGAGACTACTGTACGTGGTATCCGCACTTACGAGGGTTGGATGAACTCTCAGGCTAGAGGTTAACAGTGCCAGCCAAGTTTCACATCGCCAAGATCGCTGACTTTCGTGGTGGTCTGAATCTGCGTGGCAACGACCAAACCCTTGCACCTAATGAAGTCCCTTACGCTATCAACGTAGACTTCGATGATCGTGGAGGGTTCTCTTCACGTCGTGGTATTGTCCCTTTTAGCACCACAGCCTCTACTACGCCGCTCCTGATTGGATGGTATGAGACATCAACAGTCACGCCTGCGCAAGTATTTGTCGAGGTGTCAGGTACAATCCGATACACCACTGGCACCACATACACTGACTCCACTAAGACTCGGGCAGGAGTCCGCATGGCTGTACTCAACAACCTTGCTTTCTTTTGTTCTAGCGGAACTACTGCTAACATCAAGTTCGACGGGACGACTTTCACTGACATGGTGGAAACCTACACCTCGTTTGACGCCGCAGGGACAGACGATATGGCCCCCTCGAAGGTCATTGCTGCGTGGAACAACCACATGTGGATTGGGAACACGTACGAGTCGTCAGTCCGCAAGGGTTCGAGACTACGTTGGAGTCATCCTGGTAAGCCAGACGCATGGCGCACAGAAGACTTCGTTGATGTAGATTTGGGCAACGGCGGTGATGATATCACCGCCCTTGTCCCTATGGGCGATGCGCTGTACATCTTCAAGCGCAACTCTTGCTACACCATGCACGGCGACTCGTGGGAGAACTTTTACCTAACTCCACTTAGTAATATTGTGGGATCACCCCAGCAAGAGGCCACCTGTGTGTTGGGCAACACGGTGTTCTTCTTCTCGTGGGAATCAGGAGTGTGGATTTACAACAAGAAGGGTTTGCAGAACGTCTTTCAGAGTCTACAGCCTTTGCTGACCTTGGCTCAGATCGACGTAGCGTCAGACGTGCGTCTGAACGCTGCTAACAATCGCCTGTGGCTGAGCGTGCTCATCGCAGGCGTGAGGCAGACCTTCGTGATGGACCTGACCACACAGGCATGGACGCAGTACACTCTGCCTATTAACAGCATGACCACCTTGCGCCGTCGTGACGGTACCATCGTCGCCTTGGCGACGCTTGTGTCGAAGAACTACGTCTACAAGACAGACGTTCAGACACAGTTCCAAGATGACTTCGGGGGTGGCACTCTGGCGTCCGTGGCGGCGTCTATCAAGACCAACTGGCTGAGCGGTGACAACGCTGCCATGCGCAAGAGGTGGAGGCGTCCGTGGTTGAGCGTCGAATCCGATCAGGACTGCGACGTTCGCATCCAAGCCTACTACGACTATGATGGTCAGACCGTTAAGCGTGACGTGATCTTCCAAGTCAACCGTGACACCGTGGCCGTATGGGATACCAACGGTGGTGTCTATGGTGGCGTAGGAGAGTTCCACGAGTTTGGCCGTACATCTAGCATGGGCTTGTCCCACACCCTACAGTTGCAGTTGAGTGTGGCGGCAGCCAACATCTCTTGGACAGTTGACTCTATTACTGTACCGTACTTCGAGAAGGCACTTAAGTAATGGCAACCGCAGCAGTAACCTGGACTTCGCTTCCTGACACCCCTCCCGACAAGACGAAGAGCAACACCAACTTCACCGATCTTGTCAGTTTCAACAACACCAACGTCATTCAGGCTGATGGCTCGCTAGCATTTACGGCGCTTCCGTCAGTTACAGGAGCACCTGATCCCGTCTCTGACGGTGCTGCTGTCTGCAAGAAGTTTGTGGATAGCACCAAGCGTGCGTTCTCTGAACGCTCATATCATAGGCAAACATCGAATGCCGACTACGCTTCGGGCAGCGCTTCTCGTGCGCAGTGGGGGGAGGCGGGCACTGTCACGATCCCATCGTGGGCGGTCAACGCCATGGCTACCGTATCGTTCCCCATCATCGGCTGTGGCAATGATGCGCCCTTCGGGTATTCAGCCTGGCAGATTTGGTTGTCGCTAGACCCCGCTGAAACTTACATCACAGCCTTTGCAGGGGACACCAACGACCATGCTTGGGGTGACGCTGATCAACAGTCTCATGACATTCAACTCAGGCAGTACATCTCCATCGCCGCTCCGCTCAGAGGCACTACCTCTACCTGCCACATCTGCAATCAGAGGTTGTCGGGTGGTGGGATCATGGTGTCGGGTGACCCCAAGTACTACACCATCTACGACTTCACCTTTTGGAGTGACTAATGCCAGCATCAAGTGTGCCTAACACTTTCGTAACAGGAACGCAGGTGATTGCTACCGCATGGAACGAGAACTTTGCCGCACTTGTGGCGTGGCTAAACACGTATGCCATTCAGAAGGACGCCAGCGTAGCGTTCACTGCTTTGCCTTCTATTCCTACAACTACGCCAACGCTAGATGCTCACGTATCTTCAAGGAAGTACGTGAACGACACGGCACGCTCCAAGAGCGACATCACAGTCGTAGTTTCGATTGCGCCTGGTAGCAACCTAGACTCTGCTACCACTGACGTTGAAACTGACTGGTTCACACTAGTAGCCTCTCAGGCCATTCCGTCGTGGGCTGTGAAGTGCTACATTGACATGTCAGTGCTCGCAGCATGGGCGCCTACGGCTGTCCCTGCTGCTACGCAGGCGTTCATCAAGATCGGCTCTCTGACCGCCATCGGTACGTGGATCGCCTTCGCCGCTACGGGCGCTAGGCAGTCGGTGGTTTGCAAGGACGAACCTACGGTGTCGTCCATTGCTGGCACAAGCGTCGCTATCAAGTTGCGTGCCAAGGGCACAGGCAACACTATCCGTATTGACACTTCGTCAAGAGTGGTTGGCACATTGAGGTTCTCTACCTAATGGGATGGCGTAACCCTAGTCCTGGTTCATTCAGCGCTACTCTGCGGGGTGTCTTCGAAAGCCTCGGCAAGTACATCGACGGCGTTGTCTGTCCTGCGGGCACCGTGCGCATGGGCGTCTCTCTTGTGGCCGAAGATGGCTGGATCATCATGACGGGCCAGACGATCACCAACGGACAGTTCATCTATCCCAAGTTGTGGGAGAAGATTCCTTCGGACTGGCAGTCAGGTAACAACATCGTGTTTCCTGA